TATGAAAGACTTTAAAATCTTTAAACGTGGCTTAACAGAAGCCGAAATAGAAAGAGAAGCTAAGAAAGCAATAGCGAGAAGAACATAATCAAACTTAAAAGGTGATAAAATGAAACAAGAATTAACAAAAACAGAAGTAGACCAAATACAAGTTAGAATAAACTTGGCACAGAACAAAATGACAGAGATGCAACGACTTAAAATGGAACATCAAATCATGCAAGATAGCGCGCGAGTATACGTGAACACTTTGATACCAAAGTATAAACTTGACGCTAAGAAAAAATGGGATTTCGACGGAACTTCACTTGTAGAAGCAGAAGAACCAGAAGTTGCAGTTAAAAAAGATAAGAAGTGATTAAAGATGAATTTAGAGCGAGAAAATATAATTAAAGATAGAATTGGATGCCAATTTTTAAGAGTGGAGGTTCAAATATAATGTTTCATCTGATGAGAAAATTTAAAGTACCCAACCAAGAAGAGTACTATTTAATATTAAAGAAGCCCTGGGGCAGAAGTATAGGTGTACCTTTAGAGGGCAAGCTAGGTTATATGTTAGTCCACACAACTGATTTCAAAACATATGATATCATCGACGAGAAAGGTGAAGATGATGGTTTTGAAGATTACATTGGTGCAGAACAATTTTTAAGAGCTTATCTAAGTGGAACTGTTAAAAAAGTTCCTAATAGGTGGTATATAAATTTGTTCATTAATAAACCAAATGGTTATTTAGAGGAGTTAAGCGATGGCAAAGAAATTAAGTATTAAAAATACGAAGATGAAAGACAAGAGTCTTAAAAAGCTTGAAAAGGTCTGTAAGAAGTATAAACTCGATATTAACGACTATTTAGACTAAATATGTATATTAGTATATCTTTTATACCCAAAACTTTATAAACAAACGAATTAATAATTATATCAACTAATATATTTAGTAATATAAAGTAAAAACATTTCTAAAATGGAGGACAAAAAATAAAATGGCTGATTGGCAAAAATTAACATTTGACGTTCCAATAAACGAATCAATTAATGATAACGAGAAGTTTATGATTAAAGGAACAGCAATAAATGCTACAACCACACGTAACGGCACAATATTTCTAGCAGAAGAATTGTCTCCAAGCGCACAATCACTACGAAACAAACCTATATTGAAGGACCACGACAACAGCGTAGACAGTATAGTTGGTAAAACAACTGATAATGTAAACTACGACCCAATAACAGAGAGTGTATTATTTGAAGGGGAAATTAAAAACCAATCAATGATAGACAAAATCAATGAAGGATTAATTAACAGTGTTAGTGTAGGAGCAACCTATAGAGAAATTGAGTACAACGAGGACAGCACTTATACGCTTAAAGGCATAGAGTTTTTGGAACTAAGTTTAGTTGCAGTACCAGCAGATAAAAATGCTACGTTTGCACAAGCAGTTCAAGAAAGTTTTAGTCTTAAAAAGAAAACAGTAACTGAAGAGATTCAGAACAAACCCAATATGGAGGATAAACCAAAAATGGCAGAAGAAAAAGAAATGCAAGACCTAACCGCTAAGAATGAAGCAATGGAAGCAGAACTTACACTTTTCAGAGCTGAAAAAGCAGCAAGAGAAGCAGTAGAACTAGAACATATTCAAGCTGAGTATTTAGAATTAGCAGAAGAAGTCGGCATTACAGCAAGAGACGTTAAAGACGTTTCAGCAGAAAGTCTTAAAATCTTAGTTGAAGATTTAGGAAAGATTAAAGAAAACGCAGAAGCAGAAGAAGAAGTAGAAGAAGACGCAGAAGAAGAAGCATCAGAAGATGAAGCAGAAGATGAAGCAGAAGACGAAGCAGAAGAAGAAGCAGAAGCAGAAGTGAGTGAAGAAAAAATGAAAGGAAAAGTACACAAAGAAGAAGTAAACGATTCAGTAGTTGAAGAATTTGTATTCACTACAGAAGGAGTAGCTACAGGCTACGGATTATACAAAGAAAACAGTGATAATCCAAAATTAAAGAGGTAAATAGAAAATGGCAGGAGAAATCGGAAACGTATTAGGATATGTGCCACTTTTTGATGGCGGAGACCCAAGAATTGTATCAGGTCATACTGAAGCAGTTGTTAGTGGTGGAGCACCAGTATATGCATCAGGAGCAGCAGGTAATGTTGGTTCAAATTCAGAATCATATATAGAAAGTGATATAACATTCTTAACAGGAGCAAGCGGAGCATTATTTAATGGTATCGCAACAGCAACAGCAGGAAGTAATACTACAGTATCAGTAGCTACAGCAGGAGTTATTATTGGAGTATGTGCAGGAACAGTTACAGCTGGAACAGCAGTAGCAGTAGATGCAGGTGGATTTGTGAACTTAGGTTCAGAAGCAGCATCAGCATTAGGATTTTACACATTTAAGAAAGTTGGTAGAGCATTATCAAGTTCTTCAAGTGGAAATTTCGCATTAGTGCAAATAGCACCATAAATAAAAAGAGGATAAAAAGGAAAATGACAGAACTAAAATATGTTAAAGAACTTTTAAGTACCGACCTTGGAACAGAGGGTTCTCTATTAATCGTTAAGAAAATTTACGATTCATTAATAGAAGAAACCGCTAAGGCATTAATACCTAGAAGTGAAGCAGCAATTTACTTTGGCCCAGGAGATATTCCAGGTTCAAGTATCGACGTAGACTTAGTAACTCCAAACAAGATGGCAGTTAGAAAAGTTGGCGAAGGAGCAGAAATCCCAATGGATGAAACCGAATACTCAAGTTTCAATATGAAACCTGTTAAGTGGGGAGTTTCAATCAGAATTACAAGGGAAATGCTAGAAGACGGCAAATGGAACCTATTACAGCATAACATCAAGTATGCAGGTAAAAGATTCGCAGAAAATGAGAACTCATTAATTATAAGTGACGCATTAGATAATGCTACAAACACTGTCGCAGGTGGAGCAGCTATTACTATCTCAAATGTTACTACAGGAATGCAGTACTTAGACGACGCAGATTATAACCCTACAAGTATGTTTGTTGGTATGGAAGTTTTAAACGATTTGAGAAATATCGATACATTTGTAGAAGCTAACAAAGTTGGTAACACTGACATGTTAACTAAAGGTTTCTTAGGAAACATCTACGGATTAAACGTTATGAGAGTTTCAAGCAACGCAGGTATGACATCTACAAGCGCATATATTACTGACAAAGAGCAGGCATATGTTATTGCAGAAAAAAGACCAGTGTCTATGGAACAATTTGACTTACCTACATTCGATATGTCAGGTGCAGTTTTAACTCAAAGAATTAAAATCAGACATTTAAGAGCTGACGCAATCTGTAAGATAACTACATCTTAAATTTTAGGTAACTAAAAATGGCAGATGGATTATCATACGCATTAGGAGATATAGGCTCTGAGTCTATATTAGATGGTGGAATTGATTACGCTGACTTAACAAGTGCAATTCAAGCAGGCAGTAACGCAACAGGCGCAGGTTCAGAAGCATGGGTAGCATACCCAATCGCATTTGGAAGCATTCCTCAAGCAGTTGTTTGTACTACTAAAGGCGACGCAGCAGCACATATTGATGCAGGAAGCATTGGAGCAGGTAGCTTCATGGCAACTAGTATTGGTGCAGCAAGCACAGGCTTTAGTTGGATAGCAATAGAGAAGTAATCTTAACACTTAATTTTTTTATTTTTTTTATTTTTTTTCAATATCACAATCATAGGTAAATCACAAAATGGCATTTGTAAAAGGAATGATTCCTTGGAATAAAGGAAAAAAGTTATCAACTTCTGAATTAGAAGAATTTACAAAAAATCATATTCATTTTAAAAAAGGTCATACTCCTTGGAATAAAGGAACAAAAGGAGTTATGAAATCTAATAAAACATCGTTCCAAAAAGGACAATCTCCTTGGATAGAAGGAAAGAATCACAGTATTAAAACAAAAAAGAAAATGAGACAATCAAAAATTGCATATATTGAAAAGGTATGTTATAATGATAATAAAATAGAAATAAAACTTGGTAGATATGAAAAACCAATACTTGATGTTTTAGAAAAAATGTTTAATTATAATATAGAGAGACAATATGAAGTTGATGGTTATTTTTTAGATGGTTACTGTCCAATGTTAAATTTAGCAATAGAGATAGATGAACCACATCATAAAAATCAAGTAGAAAAAGATTTACAACGAGAAACATATATTAAAAATAAAATAGGGTGTTCATTTTTAAGAATACCAATAGAGGTATAAAAATGTCTTTATGGTCACTAGGTTCAGTAGCAGAACAAGTATTAGCTATAGTGGACGCTGTACCAGACGGTATAAGCGGTAACTTAATAGATATTACAGATAGACAACGACAAGTAATATTCCAATATACAGGTTTAGACCCTGGAAGTGTCGATATCGCGTTAAAATTTCAACCAGCACTTATCAATCTTACAATAGCAAGTACACTCGGTCTCATGCAGATGACAGGAGCCGACGTTAACAGAATTCAATTAGGCGACTTAAACATTTATAAAGGAACAGAAAGCTCTCTAACAGAGGGAATGAAATTCTTTGAAATTAAAGGAAAAGAAGAAATGCAGATTATAGGACGTAAATCACATTTTTTCAAATCAAATGGGTGAAAACTAAAATGGCAGAAGTTAGATATATTGGAGCACATGGACCAAACGAAGTACGGACAATACCAGACGAGAAAATAGACGAGTTTATAAAAACCGGAGTTTACGAATCAGTAGGCGGTAACATAGTTTTAAATAAATCAAGTTCAAAAAAAGAAAAAATCGGTGTGAAGGAAGAAGAAAACGTGAATGAATACTCTTTTGAAGGCGTTAAAATCGAGGAAGAATAATAATGGTTTCAGCTCAAGAGTTGAGAACAGATATTAACGCTCTCATAGACGAACACGGGGTTAATTGCCGTTTTCGTTACTTCACACCATCATATTCAGGCGCAGACTACGATGATTATGCATCACTTGTTCAATCAGGTGTTGATTATTGGAGCAGTGGCTTAAAACAACCACTCGATAAGAAGTGGGGAAGTAGTGACGGAGTATTAGTACAAGAAGGTAAATTATTATCAAATGACTGTCGGTTATATACTAAAGGAGAAGTTAACACCAGTGGGACTCTCAAAATTCAGATTGGTAGCCCTAGCGGTGAGCAGTATGCTATTGTTAATCATCCCGGTGATATCAGCTGGGATATAAATAATATACCTGTATACAGAAAGCTATACTTAAGAGTATTAACTAACGGTTCAATATTAGGTGAGTAAAAATGGATTTCAAAGACCCAAAGGGTTATGGAACATTAAGTGTTTCAGTTGAAGGAATACCAGCACTTAACAGATATTTATTATCAGCAGCAGCAAAATCAAAACTTGCAGTTGGGCAAAGTATGCCAATCATCGGAGCGATGATGGAAGGAAATGTTAAAGCCAGTATATCAGGTATTATGGGTGACCCTCGTAGTGTCGATACAGAATTTTTTCAAAGTAGCGTCCATTTTAGACCAACTCAAGATTCAGTGACAATAGCAGACCGAACAAGTTACGGTAAATTCCTAGAAAAAGGAACTACACGTATACGAGCAAGGAATCATTTCACAAACACACTTCGTCGTAAGATGAGTGATATTTATAAGATAATTCAGTTCAATTTACAACGAGCATCACGATAACTATTCAAGCGAATATTATTAAGACCTAGGAGGTAAACAACATGTCAAAGATGACACAATACAATTGTAAAACGTGTAATAAAGAAATATATAGAACTCCAAGTAGAGTTTCGGATAATATGTTCTGTAGTGTTACGTGTCGTGGTAAATATTTCTGTGGTGAAAATAATAATTCTAAACTTCAATCCATTATTAAAGAAAAATTACATTGTAGTTTTTTAAGAATACCAACCGGTGAAAAAATATGAGTGTAAACACAGCAACAGTGTTATCAGATACTGTCTTGTTTATACGGGACCGATTACGTACAAATATCACAGACCCATTAGGTAGAACCAGTGGAATCGGATTTGTGATGACTGGATATCCTCGTAGAAAGACACAATTTCCAGTAGTTACAGTTAGAAAACAAAACTTTGACTTCGGAGAAAGACTTGGTATGCAGACAGAAGCATTTTATGCAACTGTTATGCTTGAAATAAGAGTATTTGCTCGTAATGAAAAAGAACGAGACAATTTAAGTCAACAAATAATGACTTATCTTAACAGCAATCAATTTCCATATACAACAAGTAATACATCAACAGAAGTAGACTTACACGATTTTAGAGTTGTGAACTGCGTCAACATTGATGAAATGACAAGTGAAGGCGGAGTTTTAACATCGTCTATAAGTGTAACATACCGGTTTTTGTATGGATTAGATTAAAAAACATAGAGGTAAAAAAAGAAAATGACTCAATATATGGGTGACCAAAACACAGTAGGGTTTCTGTTTTCAAGCGGAACTTACGCAACTGTATCAGGGAATGTTTTACAAAGCTTTGGATTAGTTCAAAGCCACAGTCCAGACGAAACAGTTAATATAAGTCCAATACGATACACAGGAACAAGTGACAGAAATGTCGGACAATTCGTAACAACAAGTAAAGATTTCGGTGGAACAGTAACATATTATCCACAGGATTTAAGAATGGCATGGTTAGCATTAGGTAGCACAGCTGATACAAGTGGAACAACTAGTACACACGTAATTAGTGAAACTAACAATGATGACGGAAATTTAATGACAGGAGTTAATAACTTCGTAGATTTTAACATTGAAGATACACATTCAATAAGTGGAACTACAGCAAATGCACAAAGAACATTCAATGGATGTATGGTTGATAGTTGGACTTTAGCAGGTACAGAAGGAGATATTCTTTCATGTGATATTGCTTATAGAGCACAAAGTGCAACTTTTACAAGTGGTAACGCAACAGCTTATACAGCAGCAACTACAAGACCATTCTTATTTAGTGATTGTAAATTTCACTTAGAAAGTGGAACAACTACAGGCTATGATAAGATGACTAACTTCTCATTTAGTGTTAATAACAACTTGTTAACAAGACACTATGGTGACGGAACACAATTTATCAGTTGTCCAAAACCTCAGAATAGAGATTACAGTTTATCAGTTACATTCGACGAGAATAGTGATGTTAGAAAAACTTTGTATGAAACTTATTTCCAAGGTGGAAGCACATTTAATTGTATGTTAGAAGTTAACGCAGCAGCTAATAGCTCAGGATTCGTAATTATGAGTGGTTGTAGATTAAGTTCAGACAGCGTTTCAACACCAAACGAAGGAGTTACAGATGAAAGTATAACTATACTACCACAAAAAGTAGTTATTAATACAAGCGACGTAGTTTCAAAATACACTTCTTGGTAAGAGAAGTAATTTTTTTATTTTTTATATTCAAAATAAAACAATAGGTGATAAACATGAGTATGTTAAGAAAAAATGCGGCTCTTTTTGAAAGAGACGAAAAAGAAGAAGTAATACCAATAAAAGCAACGCTAGACACAAAAAGAAAAGAAGAAATAGTTATGACCCCCATGCCACGTGGAGCAGTAAGAAAAACTTTTGCAGACGCAGCATTAAATGCAGGTGACACAACTAAAGACCAAGATAAAGAAATAATCTTAAATTATTGTGTTGACCCAAAATTTACAAGCGAAGAAATAGATAATATGAAGTATTACATGGTTAATGCACTTGCATCAACAATATTAAGAGAAAGTGGAGTTTCAGAACCAGACCTGAAGAAGGGTGGTGATGACGACTTAAAAAAGTCTTAAACGAACGGAACAACGAATCATTTATTCTGTTCATGCACGACAGAGGATATAACTTTTTCACTATGAATAAGTTAACATATCCAGAAATAAACTTATTAATAAACGCTTTTAATCATAGAGAAGCAGATAAGTTAAAAGCGCAGAAAAAAGCAAATAAGAAAGGTAACACTAAAAAATGGTAAATCTAGGTGCATCAAGTGGTGGAATAGGCGGAAACTTAGGAGGAGGATTCGCAGGAGCATTCATGGGCGGAGCAAGCGTTCAAATAGTTATACGTGCAATAGACATGTATAGTGCAGAATTTAAAAAAGCCACTACGGCATCTCAAAAATTAGGAACAGGTCTAAAACTTTTAGGAATAGCAGCAGGCGGAGCCATAGTAGCATCTGCCAAATTAGCAATTACTTATGAAAGAACAGAAATGGCATTTACCTCTATGCTTGGAAGTGCAACTAAAGCTAAAAAGTTATTAGAAGAATTAAGACAATTTACTAAAAGAACACCGTTCATATTACCAGAACTTGAAGAGAACGCTAGATTATTATTAGGTATGGGTATTGAAGCAGACAATCTTGTACCAACTATGAGTATGTTGGGAGACGTAGCAGCGGCACTTAACGTTCCATTTTGGAGAATGGCTCTAAACTTTGGACAGGTTAAAACTCAGACTAAACTTATGGGTACTGAACTAAGAGATTTCGGACGTATGGGAGTACCATTAATACAAGCTCTTACAATAGTAACTGGTAAATCTGCACAAGCTATTAAAGATATGAAAGGTAAGATTACTTATGAAGAAACACTTGAAGCTTTCAAAATCATGACTAGTGAAGGTGGAACATTCTTTAATTATATGGATAACGCCGTTAAAACTGCTAGTGGAAAGTGGAGCGTTCTGAAAGATGAATTTATCGGACTTGGAAGAGCTATAGGAAACAATTTCTTACCATACATAAATAAGGCGATTGATGCAATAACAAGTTTAACTCAAAAATTTAACAGTATGACTGAATCTCAACGAGAAGCTTTTGGTAAAAAAATGGCTATTGGATTAAGTGGCGCAGTAGCTACAGGAGCAGCTGTTAAAGGTTGGGAAATGTTTATGGGCACTAAAGGTATGGCTATGAACCCGATTTATACAGTTAACCTTAATGAAGGTAAAGGTATTGGAGGACTTACTAAAGCTATAACAGGAGCAAAAGTAGCATCAGGAGCAAGTACAGCTGGAACAGTAGCAACTACATCTGTTGAGGTTTTAGCAACAAGTACCGGAGCAGCAGTTGCAGCAGCATTATTAGCGGCTGGACTAATAGCTAAAGAATTTTATGAAAAAGATGATAAACAACGTATTGAAAAACAAACAGATAGTTGGGAACATTGGAGTAAAAGAAGAAAAGAAGGGACTTGGATTCCAAAACAATATCGAGAAGAAATACAAGGAATGCAGAAACCTGGTGAAATAGGACTTTTAAATAATGCTGAAAATCAAAGAACATATTATGAGCTTAGAAGTGGTAAAGGACCAGGCGGAATAATGCATAGTCCAGAGTCTGCAATACGAGAATTAAAAGAATCTTTAAAAGAAGAAGTTGAAGTTGTAGAAGAAGTAGGTGACGCAGTAGATACTTTAAGTGAAAAATATCAAGACCAACAAGATTCATTAGCTTTATACGGAGAAAAAATTGCGGAGTTCGAAGCTGAAAAGAAACGTATAGAAGATGACGCAGCTTTAAATGGTATTCAGCGTTCTATAAAACTTGGACAGGCAGAAGAAGCACTCGGCGAAGCTAGAGCTGTAGCTCTTGAAAAAGTTGGAGATGCCGCTGTTAAAATGTTCGAAAAATTAGAAGAACAAGCAAACATTAGAAGTGGAACTTTTATGGAGTGGTATATGAATAGTAGAGGTGGCGGTATAAGTTATGAAGAATATCAACGAGTATCAAATGGCGGAAGTATATCAGGTATTGACCCTAATACAGGACAACCAAGTTCATCTATTGCAAGTATGACACCTGCTGAAAGAAATGAAGCAGCACACGCTTCATGGGCCGCAGAAGAACAAGATTTTATTAGTAGACCTGGTGGTGGAATTACAAGTTTTAGTCCTAGCGACACAATTATAGGAGTTAAAAATCCTTCTCAACTAGGAATGGGTGGAGGAATCACAGTGGTAGTTCAAGCCTCAAACATAGTAGGTGATAATGCAGGTGAAGAACTAGCAGAGATATTACACGATAAATTAAAGACGATGGTGACAATTTAAATGACTACTTATTGTAAAGTTGAAAATACCGATGATAATTCGGCTACAATTGAATTATTTCCTACTAATACAGCAGAGTTAGTTGGTACTACAGCTACAAATGGAAACGTTTGGACTGGT